GACAGTAGCTGAATTCTCGCACACTTCACTAGAATCAAAAATCGACCTAGTCTGCCATCAAGATATTGGACTGAAACACCTTTATACGAATCGAACCCTAAAAGGACGTGATATTCTTCACAAAAGCACAAGAATGTTATACAATAATCGAGGAAGCTTTTAGAACGTTTAAACCTTTGGTTAAACCAAAGAAATAAGAAAACAAAAATACTGGAGTTGGATTCATATTAGAAGTATATCTTTCATAAAAATGATGAAGTAATGTATTGGCCATCATCTTTGAAGCACTACATTCCACTTGTCCGTTTCTAGGGACAACATTTAACACAGCTGAGTTGTAGCTACTGTATAAAGTAATATAAGCCAAAGAATGAGGAACGAATGATAATTCACAATAAGAATGGACGAAATGACAAGTTTGACTCTTGTTAAAATTAGTGTACATCAGACGCGTATATTCGATCATGAACTTACGATATCCAATAAATTTAGAACCTTGGATGCTGTGAAAAACACGATTAAAAATGTCCAAAATAACTTCTTCATTAGCTTCTCCACTCTCAATGGTGTTAGGAAGAATTATTCCTTCCATCACATACTCAAAAATCGTTTGAAGTGAAACATCTTCAGTTTGCTTAGCTTTAATAAAGTCAGACATAGCTTGAAAATAGATTTCTTCAGTTAAAAGTTCTTCGTTAATTTCAAAATCGAAATTTTTAAACAATGAAGGAACCAAATTAAGTAACATCACCAAAAACCTACCATAATCATCACTATCAACAACTAAAAGATGAGGATACAGTTCTGATAACATTACGCCAATTTCAGACTTACCTACTCCTTTATTACCAATAATTTGAACATCTTGCCCTTCTTTGAACACACGCAGCAAATCTTTCAATCTAATAGTCACAACGTCATCTAATGGGGATAATCCTGTTTCAAGTAAGTTGATTTTAAAAGAATAGTCAAGTGGGTCGAAGGCGAAGGGTTCGCCTAATGTTAAGCAATTGTTTAAAACATGTCTTAAATTTCCAGCAGTGGTTACAGAATTACGTTCAAATTCAATCGCTTGAAGATCGGTTTTGACAGATAAAAAGTCGCGTTCATCGTCCAACACGGTCCAGAATCTACCTCTTGTTACATTGGTTTTAGCATTTTTAAGAACTATAACTGCAAAATGTTGGGTGGGATTGATTGCACTGCAACTTATTTCCAATGGTAACGAAACGTTTTCCACATTCATACGAGCTATTAAATGAGAAGCCCAAACAGGTAATTTTTCACGTTCTGTCATTGTTAAATCATTATTGTATTTATAAGATAGGAATTCAAATCTAACGATCGCGCTTCTTTTCAAAAATCCAACGCTTGTTCTTTCACATCTAGGATCAAAGTAGTAAGTTTCGAAACGTTCCGCAAGATCATTAGTCTCAGTTTTCACAATTTGGCCAGTTAACATTCGTGAAGTTAAATTTGATTGAAGTTCGTCAAAACTCATTTTATGATTTCTCTTCAAATTATAATATGAATGATCTACAGTGGGAGGGTCTAAATGTATTGAAACATCGGGCATGAAGATTAAAAATCCGAGGTATTTGATTGGATTACTGAACAAATCAGGATAAGAGCCTGTTCTGTTGAAAATCGTTTCAAGTCTAGTGAAAGCGGAAAATATTTGAGTCGGGACCAAAATCGGTTTTCGAGCCTTAGCAAATTCGTCTGATATTTGTTCAGCATAATCAGTAATTGAAGGGGATACCAAAATGGGGTTTGATGTAGGATTTGCTGTTTGAGGTTTTAGCTTTTTCTTCGTTTTTCGGTGGTTGATTGGGTCGTTTGGTCGTTTTTTGTTCCATAAGTTGAAGAATAAAAGTCTTAAAGAAATCCGGTCGTCATGGGTGCCAGTCATCTTTAGACAGTGCGAAAAAAACTT